TTTTCCAAAGCCTTAAACCTCTTTTGTATATTTAGCTATAAATACTAATATGCGAGCGTACCTATTAGAAAGAAATCCTAGTCCTTATAGATTAGGGGGTTATACTAACGATGAACTAGAACAGTTTCATCAAGCCTCGGCCCCAGTTGAAGACATAACACCAATTACTATGGCTATCGAGGGTATTCCTGCTCTAGCCTTACATCCCGATAATGCAAATATAGGTGAAGAAATTAAAAGTAATGCCTCGCAAGCAGTAACAAGCATATGGCAAAATAGACCTCTTACTAACGAGGGGAGAGATTCATTATTAAAGGTTTTAGTTTATACTTTTCAATAATGATTTTAACTTGTCGGCATGATCTACTGATTCATCTACTGTTTGATTTTCGTGTATTTTATTCATAGTTGATTTCTTTTTAATACTTTCAAATATCGAACTAGATGTTTGTTCTTCTTGATCTTCTTCAGATAAATCCCGCAACCGCAAGGTATTAATGTCAAACTCTAAATCAACTTTTTGTCCAACACCACTACTGGATCTAGTTTTCATAAACTGTATTTGTATTCGTCCACGTTCTCGCATTGCTCGGGAACTGAATATACCAATAACATTATCCGCTGTTTGTATTTTACTAAGTCCGCCTGCAATATGCGAATGATCAAATTCGATTTCATCTACCGCACCTCTGTTTAACTGCGATGCTGTTGCAAATAAAATATCTAATTCTACTGATAAGTTTCTAAGTTCTTCACTAACAAATTTGTCTTTAATAAACAAATCACTTGGAGGTACTTTCTTTTGTGCTGGCATCATTAAATCTAAATAATCAATTAATATACAATCCGGTCTTATACCTGTTTGTACTGTATATTCTTTTAAGTATGCCCGTATATCATTTACTGTACAACCACTTGCTAATTGTACTATTTGAATAGATCCTGCTTTTTTCTTCTGCATTTTAACACGTAAATCAACATCATCTAAATTTTTATATAAATCCCTTGTAGAATATCCTGTATTCATTGCATCCATACGCATAGCAGTTAAGTTTTCACTAAGTTCTAAACTTACATATACAACATTTAACCTCATTAGCGACCAGTTTAATGCAAGATTTTGTAGGAATATACTCTTGCCTGCTCCACTACCCCCTGCAAATATATTAAGTTCGCCTTTATTGAACCCGCCAAACAGTTTCGAGTCCATTGTTTGCCAACCAGTGCTTGTGCCTCCGTTTAATGTTTTTAAATTACGCAATCTTTCTGCAGGTTCTGTATAATAATCTGTACCTAAATTTTTTGCTAAACTAACTTGTACTGCATCCTTAATCATTTTTTCAACTGCACCAAATTGATTTTCTTCTAGTAAATCTGTAGAATTAAGAATTGCATTTGCAAGTGCTTTGTGTTTACAAAATTGTTCAAAGTCATCTAAAAACCATTCGTCATGTCGTTCATCTATATCTTTAACCAGTGTAAATTCTACACCGGTTTGTGCTTTAAGTTGTTCAGGAGTTGGTACAACAGAATATCCATTCACATGTTCCTGTATAAATTTAACACTTTTTCGAAACTTTCTATCAAAATATTCTGCATCTATAATCGCCTGGCATCTTGCATACAATTCTGGATCTGACAACAAAAACTCAATATAAAGTTTTTGCATATCTTCAGTATATTCTTTTTCTGCTACTTCCATTGTTTTGCCTTAACTTGAATCTTTGTTGTGTTGTATTCAATAAATTCTAAAATACTTGTTAACGTAAATAATCTACCGTATGCAGATACTGCTTCGGCACAATCTTTTGCTTCATCCCATGGAGGGAAACTAACAGACCAACCTAAATCAACAACTTGTCTAACCATCTCCATTCCTGGTTTGTCTTGGTCTGGAACAAAAATAACTTCCTTATTCAATTGATTAATTATAGTTGCCTGTCTATAATTAATTTTATTACCACCTATAGCAACACCATCGACGGCAACTGCATCAAACGGCCCTTCGACAACTATAACATATTTTCTTTCTTTCGTCTGTGCATCTAAATTGAAAACAAAATCTCTACTTTGCTGTTGGTAATACTTAGGATATTTATATTGTTTTTTGCCTATCCAACGAGCGGTATATCCTACAATTTTATTTTTATATTTGTAAGGTAATATTATTCTATTTTTCATCTGTCCAAAATCAGATGGACTATAATACCATTCTGTTAAATCTAACAACCCCCTATTAGCAACATATTCTACGGCATTAATAAATTCTTGTGTTGGTTCACATTTAAATATAGGTTTTGAATTTGGCGGTAATATTATTTCGGGCCAATTCGGAGTAATACTTTGTTCTTTCTTTTTTGTAAATGCTGTTGTATCAGTTTCGTCTGCCTTCCGTAAAATTTCTAATGTTACTCGCTGTATTTTTTCTCGTGGTACTCCTAACCCTTTGAGTAATTTTTTAAACCTATCAGTAAATCTTTGTGGAGGCTTCCAACCTACTTTAAATCCACAATTAAAACAATGATACACTACAGAGTCATCAGCAAACATAAACCCGCCACGTTTCCGTGTATCGGGCCTAGGTTGGCCAAATTGAGTACACATTGGACAATTTAAAGTTATCCAACCAGACGGACTCCTTTTAGAGCCAAGAGGTAAGTAAGATGATACTAAATCTTGAACAATATTCATATACTTATTTTACGTTCTATAGAGAATTTTGTCAACCCCAGATGTTCCAGAATCAGCAAGAAACGAAAATCGTACCCACATTATGTTAGAAGAAAAGTTAAACGGAATTATTCCAGTATGAGCAGAAAATGTAACATAGTCAGTAACAGAACCTATTCGTACTGGAAACCATCCTGCACTTGAATCAGCATATGCATCTAATGTTCCGTCGACATACAATTTACCAGTAAATGCTGTGGTATATGCCGCAAAGGTATGCAATCCATTACTGTCGTTACTCTGTGCATCTCCAGCATAACCGCTACTATACATTTGATCTTCATTAGTTTTGCCATTATTCTGTGGATCAATAGCAAACGAATTAACAATAACCGTAGATGACAGTTTAGGCAACGAACCATCTAATATTTGGATTGTTGCTGTTTGTTTATCGTTATGATCTGTGAATAATGGTTTGGTAGACCCTTCGTTGTTAGTGTAAGTAAATGCTATATCGTATAATCCTTCGTCGATACCTGCAACATCAGAATCTAAAATAGTAAGTTGTACCTTACCTGCATGATCGTCTTCTACTTTACACGTTCTAGAAAATATAAGTTGTTTGTTTTGATGATTAACTAAATTAGCTTGTATAATTTGACTAGTTAGTTTAACGGGCTTTCGGTCCTCGTTTTTTACATCAAAGTTAATTGTATTGTCCACACCCTTATAAACTTTTAATATTCTGTTGTTCATTGGCGCATTTCTCGTCTTTGAGGGTCCGCTAATCAACAGTAAATGTTGAGTATGGATGTAATCATATAATGTCAATGATTGTGCCATCGCTACACCTGCTGTAATTATTTATCATAAATACTCTGAAGAGGTAATATGGAAGTTACAGACGAACATAAAGAATTACTAGATAGATTCCCATTTTTAAGTTTATGTAAACACGGTGGAGGGGAATATGTCGGAATTGTTCAAAATCAAAGTAACACCGTGTGTTCAGTTTACGTTTATTCTAAATTAAATGACACAACAGATAAAGAAGATTTTTTAACACTAGGCGAAGAATGGTGGGTTGAATCAAATCGGATGATACCAATTAACATAGTTCTTAAGTCTAGATTTGAACAATTTCAATATTGTCTTATGACATTTAACGCTAAAGACTTTGAAGTTTTATACGGACCTTCTATTAGTTTAGCAAATATTTTGAAAAAAAGAATTAAACGACGCCAAATACAATTAGTTAGAAAAGTTGATTGATTCAACAAGTAGATTTAATTGTACTACAATTGCTAGGGCATAACTCATAGCATGAGATTTTTTAAAATAATATGAATTATCGACTGGTTTTAGCCATACTTGTTTTTGTATCGATTGCCACGATTCTCCCAGCAGTGATCGCTTTGCTGGTCTTATGATCGCAAGCACCATAGCAAGTTGTTCTACAGATAGTGGTTTCATTTGTGAAACTATATTAAAATGATCATGTATATGAAATAATTGTTCTACTATTTCTTTATGTTCAAATAGTTCCCAATCAGGTTCAGTATCTATTAATCGTAGTAAATGCTCTTCGCTTTCTACATCCTTATACATGTTTACATTAAGACAATCTATTTTAAAATATCCTAATTCTTCTGCTTTTTTATAATCTAATGTAGCATTACCTGTAAACGGATCAACTGGAATTTCATGAAAATATATACCGGTATTATGTCGAGCAACATTATTATCTTTAATAATAGATGCCGGAATATGATGTAACTTATTAAGAATACTGGTACGATCTTTAAAATCAATATCAATGTCAGTCATGAAAATATTCGTCTATAATTTTTAACCCATCGTCGGGTTCTTTTATTTTTCTTTCCCAAAATGATATGTCTATAAATTTCTCTACTAATGCTAATTGTTCTTCATTTAACCTTCGAAGAAGCCTATTACCGCTATTAGTACCAAGAATAACCCAAGGACTAATACGTCCGGTGCATATAAAATGTACTGCATTAAATGTTGAAACTTTATCAAAAAATGTTGTCCAATGTTCATTTTCTTTTAACTCCCATTCTTCTGCTGTTAATATTGCCCGCTCAACTGCTCTAAAAGCTGATTCATAACTTAAATATTTTTTAAGAAATTTATCAAATGTTTCTCCTTTTGTCCAATCTTTTAATTTTATAGATTCTGTAACGACATAATTTATAAATTCCTTCTGTAAATCAGAAGTTAATTGTAAATCTAAAACATGCCTACCAAACTTAATAAAATCCATAAAATATCTGGATTGAGCAAAATCAGTATAATCTTTTTGTGTTTTTTGCTGGGGCATTGTAAATTGGTAAAAATTTAAATATATAAAAAATCCCAATTTAACGTGTTGTTCTTTAGACATCCCTGCTCTGCGTTTTTGTTCGCATAAATGAACTGCAAGAGTGCTTTCTTTTTTAAAACTTTTACCGCAATATTTGCATATAAAAGAATCAACTAAAGATTTTTTTGATTTGCTTATCACTGATACCGTGTTGCTTTGCATAATCTTTAATACTCGTATTCGTATTTAATTCTATTAACGTGTCTATATCACGTTCTTTTGTTGTTGGTAATACTTCCATTAACCATAGTTTAATTTTATTCTTTTTACTTTTTTTTCCTGGACTAATAAATTCATGAAAAAAGTTTTTACCCGTACCAACAAGTTGAAGCAATAACCATTGGAGTTCTTTATGCTTTCGTAAATCACTAAAATGAACATTAACGAACTCGTTTGTCATAACTAAATGATGATAAAAAAGTCTCCAAGGTCCTTCTTTTATATTAGATATATACCGCATTAACAGCCAAGGACTAAAATCTTTCTTTTCCTTTTCAGTTAGAGTACTATATAATTTTTTATTTTTTCTATCTATACCAGTTAATGCTTTTCGTAATTCCATAAATACTTTTATGCGAAATCCGGACGAACTTAAAAAATATATTATAACACATTTACCTTGTAAATGCAACATAGTAGGAATAAAATCTGTAAAAGATTACGAAATAAAAGGCGAAACTACTGCTCTTGTTACAGACATAGATAATAATACGGCTAATTGTATTCTTGCACAAACTGCAAATCTTGAACAAAATCAATTCTCAATTTTTGCTCCGATGCCAAAAACAAAATCAGGAGCGGGAGGTTCTGTTCGAGCAATAATGTCATTAGAGCATGTAGAATTTGTAAGTTCTACCAATCCTGAGCTTTTTCCTGGTTTTCATTATACAATACCCGGAGGTGCATTTATGTTTTCTTCTTCCTTTAAGATTACAAGTATTGAAAATAATGTTCCCGAATTTGGTATTGTTAGTTCAGGAAATTATAGTATTTTGCCTCCCACACAAAATATAATACCAACAACAAATATTGGTAATGGTAACATAATAGTTAATACCTTATTTAAAATAGATAAAATTAAAATTGAACGACCTGGCATAAAATATTATGATCCTATATTATCATTTTCGCACGGAAAAGTTGAAACAAAAACAAAATTAGAAAATGGATACCTACGAGATGTAGAAATTATTTCTGGTGGTTCAGGTTTTAAAACTTCTCCCAATATTACTGTAAAACCCGGACCCATATGGGATTATGTTACTGCTTTCAAAGGTGTACATATTGATGTCCGTAATTTAACAGTAGATTTACAACCATAATTGTGTAACATCTAGTACCTCAGGTATTTTGTTTATTTCTTTAACAATAAAAATACAATCTGGTTTTATAGTATCTGTTAATGGAACAGACAATATATGTCCGTATTTTAGTTTTGGAAAATACCATTTCATTTCAGAATAGATATTGACTATTTTTATGGGATAAAATTCTGCCATTATACAATGGACAGGATTATATACAAATGCGTTAAAATCTCTATCATTAAAACTCATAATAGGTAAAACT